AGGGTGCCTGGCTGCAGCAGGGCCAGTGCCCGCAATGCGACAAGTGGGAGGCCTATTGCGCTGCCGAAGACCCCAAGATCGTCAAATGCGGCAGGCAGGAAAAATGCGGATGGGAAGACAGCGTCCGCAACCTGCTGCCCGAGCTTTTCGAGGATTGGACCCGCCGCGCGCCGCCGACCGAGATCAACCCGACCGCGACCGCCGACGCCTATCTCTCGGTCGAGCGCGGCCTCGATATCAGCCAGCTGCAGGGGCTCTACACCCAAGAGACCTATTTCGATCGCGAGACCAATCAGGCCAGCGCCACCGTCCGCTTCGATCTGAAGAATGGCAGCTATTGGGAACGTCTGATCGACCGCGCCGGCAGGTTCAAGCGCAAGGCCAATTTCAAATATGGCAGCAACTGGAGCGGATGGTGGTGGGCACCGCCTGCGGCCAGCTATGAACAGCTCGCGCTCGCCGATGACATCTGGCTGACCGAGGGCATCTTTGACGCCCAGGCGCTGCGCCAGGCGGGGCTTGATGCCGTCAGCCTGATGAGCACCAACAACTATCCCGAGCATGACCTCGCCTTGCTCCGCAAGGCCATTGCCGACAGCCCGGCGCGCAACAATCCGCCGCGCCTGGTCTTCGCCTTCGATGTCGGCCCGGCGGGCGTGTCTGCCACCCGCAAGTTCGTCAGGCGCGCCCGCGATGAGGGGTGGAGCGCCACCGCCGCACAGGTCCGCCCCGATGGCGAGGGCACCAAGCTCGACTGGAATGATCTCTGGCTGCGCCACGTCAAGTTCCATGGCGACCCCGAGCGTGCGCCGTTGGGCGAGCGGGCGATCGAGGATTATCTTTGGAACGGGGCGGTCACCATCGCCGAAACCCCGCGCGAGAAGGCCAAGCTGATCATAGATCGCAAGGCTCTTTCCAGCTTCGAATTCCGCCACGGCAACCGGCTGTTCTGGGCCAAGACCACCTATGACGAGGACCAGAAGCCGCAGCTTCAGGTCAACGAGATCGCCAACTGCGCCTTCCGCATCCTGTATCGCGAGCGCGACGAAGTTGCGGATGAGACCAACTATTTCATCCAGATCGATTTCCCCGACGGGGCCAAGACCGAAAAGGCCCGCTTCAGCAACGCCGCCTGCGCCGCGTCATCGGAATTCAAGAAGCGCCTGCTCGCCTTTGCAGGCATGTGGAGCGGCACCGGCGAGCAGCTCGACAACATCATGCGGCGGCAGATGCGCCAGCTCAAGACGGTCGAGCCGATCGGGTTCACCGGCTATTCGCCGCCGCACCGCGCATGGGTGCTGGGTGATCTGGCGGTGCGCGATGGCCGGGTGATCGAGGTCAACCGCGAAAACTATTTCGACCTCGGCAGGGCAGCGGTGAAGCTGCGCAGCCCCGAACGCATCCTCGATATCGACTGGCAACCCGATGCGCTCAAGTTCGATTGGGTGCCGCTGGTCTGGCAGGCATGGGGGCCTCGCGGCCTGGTCGCGCTCGCGTTCTTCACCATGTCGCTATTTGCGGTGCAGATCCGCGAAAAGCAGAAGTCGCTCGGCTTTCTGGAGATCACCGGACAGCCCGGATCGGGCAAGACCACCCTGGTCGAGCTCATGTGGAAGATGCTCGGGCGCTCGGGATACGAGGGCTTTGACCCCAACAAGGGCACCAACGCCGGTGTCACCCGCAACTTCCTCAAGGTCTCCAACCTGCCTGTCGGCCTGATCGAGGGCAATCGCGAGGAAGGGAAGGGGCACCAGCGCCGGTTCGACTGGCAGGAGCTGCTCACCCTTTACAACGGCCGCAGCCCACGCGTGCTGGGCATGAAATCATCCGGCACCGAGACGTACGAGCCGCCCTTCCTCGGCACGATCTATCTGATGCAGAATGAGCGCATCGACGCTCAGCCGGCGGTGCTCGAGCGCCTGATGTCGATGAAGATCGACAAGGCCGAGTGGAACGATGAGACCCGTGACGCCGCGCTGCAGCTCGAGGGCTGGCCGATCGAGAGCATGTCCGGCTCGATCATCCATGTGATCCGCAAGGAAGCTGAGTATCTCGACTACTATTTCCGGCGCTATCAGCATCACGAAGAGGGGATGCGGCAGCGTGTTCGCGGCCTGCACAACTCCCGCTGCATCAAGACGCACAGCCAGCTGGCCGCCGCGGTCGATTGCCTCAAGGGGCTGTTCCCCGGTCTGCAGGAAAGCTGGCTGAAGCGCACCGTCGATTTCGTCGACCTTATGGCGCTTGATCGCCAGGACAGCTGCGGCGGTGATCATCCGCTGGTCGCCGATTTCTGGGAGAAGGTCGATTACCTGATCTCGCGCGAGAGCCCGAACGATCACGCCGAAGGCAACAGCATCAACCAGCACCGGCATGCCGACAAATATATGGCGGTCAGCCTCAGCTATTTCGAGATGCGCTGCCGGAACGCCGGTCTTTCGCCGGTCAACATGATGGAGCTCAAGCGCATCCTGCGCGGCTCCAAGTCCCGGAAATTCGTCGGCCAGAAGCAGGTGAACAACCCGGCGGGCCACAACTCGCACTGCTGGGTCTTCGACCAGCCCGACCAGCCCCAGACCTCCAACCGCTCACCACAAAGGGAGATGGCATGATGCCGCACGTCAATTCGATTCACGATGAGTTTTGTCGCTGCCGCGACTGCAAGCCGCCGCGCCTGCCCGATGGCCATCTGTACGACGCGATCGGCCAGCAGGTTTCCCCGACCGACAGCCGCGCCGAGATTGCCCGGGACCGCCTGGCAATGGGCGCCATGGGCCTGGTCGCCGTACTGGCGCTCGGCCTGCACTGGGCGGGGTGGGCGTGATCATGGGCCTCCCCGCCACCCAGGCCGATCTGGCCGATGAACGCCTCTATCGCTCCATCCGCAGGTTGCCCAGCCAGCTGGAGCGCGCCCGCGCGCGAGTTCGCCAGCTCGAGCAGCAGGCCCGCCGCTTTGGCATGCACGATCTCGTGCAGGACACTGCGCCGTGACCCGCCGCAAGCACATCTGCGACGTGCCCGGCTGCTGTCGCCCGCGCCAGCGTTGGCAGCGCATCTGCGACACCTGCTACGGCCAGCTGCCGCGCGAGGTCCGCAACAACCTCATCCGCGCCCATGCCGAACGCCGCACCGCCGACTGGCGATCGTGGAAGCGCAAGGCTGGTGAGATCATCGACGCCCGCGCTGCGGAGCAGCCCCCCACCACCCGATGGAACCCCCAACGCGCCTTCGACCTGCAGGCGCGCATGATCGGTGAAAGGACCGATTGATGACCACCAAGATCGAATGGGCCGAACGCACCTGGAACCCGATTGTCGGATGCAGCCTGGTCAGCGCAGGGTGCACCAATTGTTACGCGATGGCGCTGGCCTGGCGGATGGCGCAGCACCCCAACGAAAAGATCAGCGGCAAATACGCCGGCACTGTTGAACAGGTGAAGGGCAAGGCCGTCTGGACCGGCAAGATCGGCATGTCCGAGGAATCGCTGCTGCTGCCGCTGAAATACAAATTGCCCACCGTCTGGTTCGTCAACTCGATGGGCGATCCGTTTCACCCTGCAGTCACCGATGAACAGCTCGATCGGCTGTTCGGTGTGATGGAGGCCTGCCCGCAGCATATCTTTCAGGTGCTCACCAAACGCCCCCGGCGGATGCGGGACTATCTGACCAAGCGCAAGAACGCGTCGCCGATTATGGTGCCGATCGGCAATGGACTGCTCGAGCAGCATCCCTTCAACAACGAGATGCAGGTTCCTGGCAACATCTGGCTGGGCGTCACGATCGAGGACAAGCGCGCCTTTATTCAGCGCGCGAAGCTGCTCAAGGAAACCCCCGCCGCATTGCGCTTCTGGAGCTGCGAGCCGCTGCTCGGCCATCTCGGCCATATCCCCGCCGACCTGATGCCCGATTGGGTGATCAGCGGCGGCGAGAGCGGCAGCGGCGCGCGACCGTCGCACCCGTCCTGGCACACCCATTTGCGGGATCTCTGCATGAAGGCAGGTATCCCCTATTTCTTCAAGCAATGGGGCGCATACTCGCCGATCAGACAGATCGGCGGCAGGTTCGATCACCGTGAGCGGATCGACACCCGCGTGATGATGTCCGGCGAATACGGTGGTTACAATGGCTGGCCGATGAAGCGCCAGCCCAAGCACCTCTCAGGCCGTACCCTCGAAGGCGTCGAATACAACCAGATGCCCGCCATTCTGACCAAGGGAGCGGCGGCATGAAGCTCATCGTCGACAATTTCGCAGGCGGCGGCGGTGCATCCACGGGGCTAGAGGCGGCTTTCGGGCGGCACGTCGACGTCGCTATCAACCATGACGAGGCGGCGATCGCAGTGCATGCGGCGAACCACCCCGGCACGCGCCACTATTGCCAGTCGATCTATTCGGTCGATCCGCTCGACGCGACCGAGGGCATGCCCGTCGCACTGGTTTGGTTCTCCCCCGACTGCAAGCACCACAGCAAAGCGAAGGGCGGCAAGCCCCGAGATAAGTACATCCGCGACCTCGCGCACGTCGTGCCGCACTGGATCGAGCGCCTCAAGAAGGCGACACCAGGCGGGCGGGGCGCGCCCGATGTCATCATGCTCGAGAATGTCGAGGAGTTTCGCCAGTGGGGCCCGCTCGACGCCGACAACAAGCCGATCAAGGAACGCCGCGGCGAAGAGTTCGACCTCTGGGTGCGCCGGATCCGCAAGCAGGGCTACAAGGTCGAGTGGCGCGAGCTGCGCGCCTGCGATTATGGCGTGCCCACCAGTCGCAAGCGGCTGTTCCTGATCGCGCGCCGGGACGGCCTGCCGATCGTCTGGCCTGCGCCGACGCATGGCAAGCCCGGGTCGCCCGATGTGGTGGCGGGCAAACTGCTGCCGTGGCGCACCGCTGCCGAGTGCATCGACTGGACGCTGCCGTGCCCGAGCATCTTCGATCGCAAGCGCCCGCTCAAGGATGCGACCTGCCGACGCATCGCCGCCGGCGTGATGCGCTATGTCGTGAACAGCGCGCGGCCGTTCATCGTGCCGGTGACGAACAGCAGCTGGAATCCGGGTCGCGCTTGGTCGGCCGACGACCCGCTGCGCACAATCACCACGGCTAAGGGCGGCGAGATGGCAGCCGTCATCCCGCACGTCATGACGATGCGCAACAGCGGCAAGCCTCACACCGGCGCTGACGAGCCGACGCATACGATCACCGCAGGCGGCGCGCATCAGATGCTTGTTGGGTCGAGCCTGCTGCCTGTCACGCATCAGGGCGGCGATCGTGCCCATGCAGTCGATGAACCGTTCAGGACGATCACCGGCGCGCACCGTGGCGAAATCGCACTGCAATCGGCGGCGATGCTCAAGCTGCGCAATAATTGCATCGGCTCTCACCCCGAGCAGCCGATCGATGTCATTTCGACGGGCGGACATCATGGCGTCGTCGCCGCATCGCTGATCCAGACCGGCTATGGTGAGCGGGAAGGGCAGGCACCGCGCGCGATCGATGCACAGCAGCCGCTGGGCACGGTAGTCGCTGGCGGTGGTAAGCATGCCGCCGTTGCCGCCTTCCTCGCCCAGCACAATACCGAGCGGGGCAACCGAGCCAATCCGGGCCAGCCTGCCGACAAGCCGGTCAGCACGATCACCGGGCGCGGCACCCAGCAGCAGGTGGTGCAGACGACGCTGATCGAGGCGGGCGAGCTGCCTGCCGAGGTGATGGACCGCGCGGTGCAGGTCGCGGCCTTCTTGGTCAAATACTACGGCAGTGAGATCGGCCAATATCAGCCGGTCGATCAGCCGCTCGACACCATCACGGTCAAACCGCGCTTTGCAGTGGTGACCGTCACGATCGATGCGGTCACCTTCGTCCTGGTCGATATCGGCATGCGGATGCTCGAGCCGCGCGAGCTCGCCCGCGCGCAAGGCTTCCCCGAAAGCTACATCCTCGACCCCGAGTGCTGGTATAAAACCGACAGCGGCGCGCGCAAGTTCGGCAGGCTGCCCAAGACCCACCAGATCGCCAAGATCGGCAACAGCGTCTGCCCAGGCCTCGCCGAGGCGCTGGCGCGCGCGAACCTGCCCGAGATGTGCGCGGGGAGGGCAGCAGCATGAGCACCGCTCCCATGGCACCCGATTACCGCCTAACCGCCGGTCGGTTTTTCGACGACTTCCATTCGATCACGCTGAGCAATGCGGTCGAGCACGTCGCGGTCTGGTGCGAGAAGGATGTGTCGCACCGCGAAGTTGCTGCAATCCTCAAGCGCGAGGGCTTCACCCGCCAAGGGTACGCCGGTGCCGGAGCCGGGCGAACGCCCCGCTTCACCCGCCTGCGCGCCACCCGCCAGCAGCTCGATGCTGCACACCCCAACCGCCACCTGCCCAAAGGAGCAATCTGACATGCAAAGCCTTTACCAGCTCACCACCGAAAACCTTCGCATAGAGAATGTCTGGCCGCTGCCGAATGGCGAATGCTCAATGTCCATGATCGAGTTCATGGGCGACCGACAGGCATTGCCGGATGCGCTAAACGAGCTTCTGGGATGGTCCGATGAGTGCCCCGCCTGGAGCGCAGACTTGTTCAATGGCGAGGGCGACGACGACTGCGAGGAAGCTTGGGACGAGCTCTGCGACTGCGAGGAAGCTTGGGACGAGCTCTGCTATCGGATCCAGAAGCTCAAGAAATCTGGTTTTCTGGCTGAGGTCCATCGCCCGGTGATGACCTATCGTGCCGATGGAACCTGCTCTTTCAGCTGGGGCCACTATCGCACGATCCCGCTTTTTGGCGAGACGATCGACAACATCGTTGAGCAGGCCATCGCATGGGCCAAAGCCACCGATGAAGCTGGCTTTGACAAAGCCAGGGAGGCGACCGATGCCTGATCGCGCGCTCAAAGTTCTCACCGTCTGGCAGCCATGGGCCAGCCTGATCATCGAAGGCGCAAAGCCTTTCGAATTTCGGGGCTGGCGCCCGCCTGCCTCGCTCGTCGGTCAACGCATCGTGATCCACGCGGCTGCTCGCAAGGTAAGCGCCGACGAAGTTCGCTGTCTGCTCAGCCAGCTGATGCAGGGCGGCCAGGCGGCAGCGATGACCTGCCTTCGCCCTGATATCGCAATCCCCATCTTACAGCGGGTCCAAGGTCTATCCCTTTCATGCGGCCTCGGCACGGCTGTGGTTGGTGAGCCGCGCAATGGCTTCGACATTGCTCGCGAGTTCGGGGTTGAGTTCGCCAACGACAGCGACCGCAACGGCCATGCCAATTGGGGCTGGCCGATGGAGAATATCGAGCGCTGGGCTGAACCAGTCCCGGCACGCGGGCGACAGGGCCTTTGGAACTGGCCGACAGCCGAGGATGTGGGGCTATGAGCAAGCCAACCCGCATCCGCCTCTCGCGAGGCCGTGGCTGGCGACTGCAGGCGGTCAGCGAAGCTCTCAACGGGCTGCCTGCGGTCAATGTCGCTCGGCCTTCAAAATGGGGCAATCCGTACAAGGTCGCTCCTGCGTTTGAGAGCGAGGGCATTCGGTTCTCGGAGGTCACACCTGAGCTGGCGGTTCAGTGTTTCCGCGAGAGATATGAAGCTGCACTGCGCCAATGGGAAAGTACCCGATCGGCGATTGAGGAACTGCGCGGCAAGAACCTAGCATGCTGGTGCCCGCTCGATCAGCCCTGCCATGCTGATGTGTTGCTCGACCTGGCCAACCGTGATGCCTGATCGCCCGTTCATCACTCGCGAACTCGATCGCCGCATTGCCAGCGCGCAGGCGGCGATCGAGGCTGGCAAGGCCGATCCGGAAGCCGCCAATGCGGCGCTGATGCCATGGGCCGCAGCAGAAGCCTGGCTGGTCGGCGATCCCTTTGGTGTCAGCCCCCGCGACGGCTTGAGCCGTGCGGCCGACCTTTGCCCGATCGAAGACAGCATCGCCGCCATCTCCAGCGCCCGCGACACGATCGAGCGCACCATTGCCCAGCATGGCCGCGATGATCTGCGCGACCATTGGCAGGGCCTGTGCGATGCAATCAGCCGCCTTAAGCGCCAGCGCGACGGCCAGGCTGCATTCCGCGCGCTCGCCAAGGCCGGGGAAGGGGAACCGGCAACAGGCCACAAAGGCGCGCTGCCGCCCATGGCCCCCAGCAAGCTCGCCGACATGTTCCATGCCGATGGCAAACCCATTTCCCTCGAGTCCCGGCAGGCTGCCTGACCATGGCCGAGATCGTCACCATCGGCCCGCATCGCCTTTACCTCGGCGATGCCTATGCCATCCGGCCCACCCTGGGCTGGATGGATGCCGACATCATGGACCCACCTTACGAGTTCAAAGCCAAGGGCGCGGGCAACATGCGCAAAGCTCGCGTCGCTACGCGCATGATCGTCGAAGAGAAGCTCGATAAGGGCTTCGATCACCGCATCATCAATCCGCTTCTGTGCGGCGCGGCTGTCGTCTTTTGCCACAATGACCAGATCCCGGAAGTGGCAGCGCACCTGAAGGGCAGCTTCAACCGGTTCATCCTGGGCGGATGGTCGAAGAACAACCCGATGCCGGTGGCCAACAAGCACTATCTCTATGACACCGAATACTATTTTCACGCATGGTCACGTGGCTTCGAGCCCCAGGGGAGCATTGCCCAGAAGCGCCGTTTTGTCAGCGCCTCGGTCGCCCCAGCCAGGACCTTTAACCATGGCACAGTGAAGCCGGATTCCGTGATGGACAAGATCATGGTCAACGTTGCTGGCCAGAAGGTCTGCGACCCGTTCATGGGCACCGGCTCCACGGGCGTTGCTGCGATCAAGGCGGGCCGCATCTTCACCGGCATCGAGCACAACCCCGACCATTTCGCGACGGCATTGACTCGAGTAACGCAAGCCTATGAGGCCGCGCTCGCGAAAGCCTGATGCGCCGGTCACCGCCAATCGAGATCCGCGATATCACCATTGCGCTTGCCGAGGCACTGGCACAGCGCGACCATGCGCGCGAAACGGAGGAAGCGATTCGTGCGGACAGCCATCTATGCGCGCTACAGCAGCCAGCTTCAGAATGCCCGGTCGATCGAAGATCAGGTCAGGGTCTGCCAAGAGCGCGCCGAGCGTGAAGGCTGGACGATAACGGCGGTCTTCACTGATTTCGCCATATCCGGGGCCGTGCGCGACCGCCCAGGCCTCAATGGGCTGGTCGAGCACATCAAGGCGGGCAAGGCCGACCAGGTACTCACAGAGGCGCTGGATCGCCTTTCTCGCCACCAGGGCGATATGAGCTGGCTGCATGACCACATCATCCATGCCGGCGCGCGCATATTCAGTTTGTCCGAGGGCGAGATCAACGAGCTGCAGATCGGCTTCAAGGGCACCATGGCTGCCCTGTTCCGCAAGGACATGGCCGACAAGATCAGACGCGGGCAGAGCGGGCGCGTCGCGGCGGGGCGCATCCCCGGCAATCTCGCCTATGGTTATCGCAAGGTGCATCGCCTCGATGCGCGCGGCGAGCCCGAGCTTGGCTTGCGCGAGATCGACCCCGACCAGGCCGAGATCATTCGGCGAATCGTGCGTGAGTACATCGAGGGCGACTCGGCCCGCACGATCGCCAGGCGGTTGAACGCTGAAGGCGTGCCTTCGCCCACCGGTCGGCAATGGTCGGTATCGATGATCAATGGTGACGTGCGCCGCCAGAACGGCATTCTCCGCAACGAAATCTATGGCGGCATCCTGGTCTACAATCGGACCCATATGGTGCGCGACCCCGACACCCGCCGCCGCGTCTCACGCCCCAACCCGCCCGAGAAGTGGCAGCGAACGCCAGTGCCGGAGCTGCAGATCATCCCGACCGAGGAGTGGGAGCGACTGCAGCTGGCGCTGGGCGCTCGCGCGCAGGTCGCGAAGGAAGTGAACCGCAGGCCCAAGCGGCTGCTCTCGGGGATGATCCGCTGCGGCGTCTGCAAGGGTTCAGTCGTTATCGTCGCCAATGGACACTGGGGCTGCGCCAACACGCGCAGCACCGGCACCTGCAGCAATCGCCGACAGATCAGCAACGCGGTGCTCGAGAGCAAGGTGCTGGGCGGTCTGGAGGAGCACCTGCTGCACCCCGATGAGATCGCCGCTGCGGTAAAGCACTATCACCGGCGGCGATCGGAACTCCAGAAGCGCGATCGTCAGGCCGAGAGCGCACAGCGCAAGAAGGTCGATCAACTCAACGCCAAGATCGATCGCCTGGTCACCGTCATCGCCGATGATGGCGGCAAGATCCCCGAGCTGCTCACCGCGCTTCATAAAGCACGCGCCGAACGCGAGCAGCTGCTGGCCCAGATCGGCGAGCGCAAGGCAGAGAACACGATCATCCTGCACCCGGCGATCGTCGACAGCTATCGCGAAGCCGTGAAGAACATCACCGCCACCCTCGCGCACGATGCCGCCGCAGAGCGCACAGGCCGCAACATCCTGCGCAGCCTGATCGATTATGTGGTGCTCACCCCAGCGCCGGGCCGCACGGGTCTGGATATCGAAATGGTGGGCCGACTGCAGAACATCATGGCTCTGGCAGAAGGGGTGCCCCCAAAGGGGGGAGACTATACGTTAACGGTGGTAGCGGAGGAGGGACTTGAACCCCCGACCTACGGATTATGATTCCGCCGCTCTAACCAGCTGAGCTACTCCGCCATCCAGGCCAGCACGGGCCATTGGCCGGTGCAGGTCGCGCCCTATAATTGGACGATGCGCCGCGGTCAAACCAAATTGCACTTTGTCTGCGCCAAGAATTGCCTGCGTCGCTTGCGGGCTTGTTTTCCGCGACCGCAATCGGCAGATG